CAAAAGTCTTATAAAAATAATTTTTTATTAACAAGATAATCATTAATAATTTTTTTCAAATCCTCTTTATTTTTGTCACTGATACCGCTAAACTGCCGCTTAGGAATAGTTACCGATTTGGCAAAGTAATCAGTGCCGCCGACTTTAAAATGTAGAACTTTAGCATTCTTAGGCATTATAGTTCCACCTCTATCGTGAATCCCTGCATAAACTAAATTACTGAATATTGAAACACTGTTTCCCTTTATCGTAGCTGTCCCCAAAGAGCCTTTAAGCATTCCTGTGTCATTAAGCGGTTTCCCTTTTCTGATTTTCAAAGAGGCCCACGCATTTCCCAGATAATCTGTTCCGCTGTCAAACCTTTTTCGCATTTCATTTTCCATATAAAACGCTATCTCATCAAACATTTCTTCCTTACTGACGCTTCCAAGTCTTTCCTTAAAACTGGAACCTACACTATCAAGATTGGTTGTTATAGTAATTCTCATAATATATCCTTTCATATAAAAAATCACAGCTAAATTAATAACTGTGACTAGTTTTCAGTAGCTATTCGTACCCGTACTCTTTTTCTTCTTCCTCTGTTAAAAAACCGTCATTAGCCGAATCGAATGCCTCAGAAATTATTGCTTTTATTCTTTCTTTTGGCGTCATTTTTGCAAATCTTGCATTTCTTTCCTCTTGAGTTTCTTCAGGTTCAAACATGTCATCAGAAATACCTTCTTCAAATATTTTTAGAGCTTCGGTTAATGATTTTTTTCCTTCCATTCTTTCCACAACCTTTCTATAAACTTCCCTACTTCATTCGCTATTTCTCGTGGTTTCGGATTATTGTTGTATTCGCTCCATACTTCCGCAACAAATTCTTCTCTCTTCGTTAGAGCATACCTTGATAAACCTTCTTTTATTTCTTCCTTATGCCATTTAAAGAAATCTTTTACATTTTGTTTGTCAGAAATATCCAACAATTTGTCAATTTGATGCCCAAATTCATGGTCGAAAATTGATTTCATTGTATCACAGCCAACAGGTTTCCATCCGTTAGCAACTTGTCTTTTTCTTTCAGCAATCACATTATCATAATTGCTATAGTAATTTGAGTTCAATGATATTCCAGCATATTTGTTTATTATTTCTATAATTTCGTTTTCAGCCGGATCATCCCCAAACTTAACACCATACAAGGCTTCCGCTGTTCGATTATTCTTAATTTTCAAGCTACCTAAAATATCGTTTATCATATCTTTCGCCAATCTATTGTTCTTAGCATAATTTCTCAATTCTGCTTCCAGTAATTCATTTCTCTTCTGTATACTTCCGACAAACTTAATCTGTTCCGCAACTTCAGGATATTTACCCTTCATAGCCGCAAGTCCACGATTCCACTCATTAGCACAGCGAACATCAATACCAGTATAATCCGCTTTCACTTTCAATACTTTTTCAGCATAGCTATTCGCTTCTTTAACTGTCTTTATCGAGTCAATTATACTACTATCGCCATCTTTTTTCAATGGTTTGGCAACTACAAAATCAGGAATGTCAAACTTATCAGCAAATGCTTCCACCTTTTGCCTATAACTATTCTCAAGTGTTTCTATATAGTCAACATCGCCTATATTATCCGCAAAACTTCCCACATCCAAGCCAATGTCATCACCGCTTACAACTTCACTCGGATCTACTTCATCTTCAGTTAAGGACACGGTATAGCATCTGCAATTAAATCCATTTGGCGGAAAGTATTTGTCAGCTTCAGGCGTTCCCACTTTAAATATTTTCCCGTCAAGTTCCTTTGTATGCTGCTGTTCTCTTCCATCTAAAATACCGCAGTAGCGATAATATGGATAACGCTCTTTGTACTTGTCAACCTTCAAATGAATACCAGCGTTGTAGGCATGATTCATATTTGTTCTGAATACGGTTTTTAAATATCCCTCATTTAGCTTTAATCCGCTCTCTGACAGTATTTTATCAACATCTTTTTTCCAGTCTTTAAATGTTCCGCCATTCTCGAGTGTATTCGACATCTGCTTAAATATTTTTTCTGTCACATTGACATCTGTAACCTTCTTTATCCAAAAATACTTTTGCCGCGAATAATCCATTTCTTTTTCCACATCAGTGTATAAGGCGGGATGTTTTTTCAGGAAATTATCAAGTGCAGCATTCTTTGTCTTGGTTCTAGTATTTGCAAATTCTGTTACTCCGCTATCGACCATAGCGGCATTGTCGAATCCCTGCAAAGTCGACATCAGCATTAAGTCTTCCAGTATATTTTCATAGTTAAAGTTCAAGTCATAAAAATCTGAAATATCTTTAGATTTTTCTATCTTTTCTCGTACAGCTTTTAATATATCCTTCTGCCATCTTTTAAAATTATTTTCAACAAATCTGTTAAATCTAGCCTGATTCCTTTCAATTAATTTTCGTTTCTCATTTATTTTATTGATGTTCAGTTTTTTTTTACCTTTGGCGAACTCACTTACTTCAGCCTTCTCTACTTCCACCAAGTCAATCACATCCACGCCCAGCATTTCTGCTATCTTATCTTTAGTGAAAGCATATCCGCTCTCCATAATTTTAACTATAGAGTTCACTTTCTCAGTCATAGTTTTCGCTTTCTTATCTTCCAGCTCCAATGTTTCTTTTTCGTCAATCTCTTCGACAAACTTAAAATAAAACTTGCTGGGGTCGTACCCATACAAGACAGAATCCAGCTCGATAAGTTTTTGAATCCAGTCCCTAATCTTTTTGACTTTAGATTCTATCTTATAATTTTGCTGTTCCTTATGAACTTCACCCAAGGCCCTGTTACCGCTATTACCATCCACTCCAACTACTAATGTACTTCCAAGTAAATATCTCTGCACGGCTTTTGACTTCTCGCTTAATAATTCCTGATAGATTTCAGGTTTCAAGTCATCTAATTTAATAAATTTTATGAAGTCATCAAGCGATTTCTCCCCGGCACTCGGTACTGCCAGCACATCTTTACCTTTAGCATTTTTTAAATCTTTGGCCTGTGCTTCCACATCTTTTTGCCTAGCTTTAATAACTTCTGGCGGATCTGTTTCAACAGCAGGTTCATAAGCGAATACCGTTATAATGTCCCCATATTTTTCTATAATCGCATTTAACTTACTCTCCAAATGCTCTTTAGCCTTGAATACTGGAACAAGCGGCAACAAATCTGAACTTCCCTGTAAATTATCCAGTCTTTCTTCATTAACGCAAACTAAAAAACGGTTGGGTTCTTTCGCAATAACAATCTCACTATCACGAGTTTTAATCATCCAACCGTTATCCTTGTTATATTTTATATATTTATTCGGCAACAATACCAAATCATCAATCACTGTCCCGCCTGTATCATCTTTTCCATATATAATCTCAAATATAGATTTCTTATGTATTTCCGCTCTCAGCACATTTTCCAAAAGTTTAACCATATTAAAATTATTAAATCTTTCTTGAATGCTTTCAGCCGTTTCCAGATACTCAGGCGCATCCGTCTCAATTTTCCACTCTTTAGATGTTACACTTTGTGTCATAAGCTGTATAGCCTGTGCCACATCGACATCAGCCAACATCTTCTGCAATGTTTCATCGTCAATATCTCCGCTATAAGAAACCGAACCAAGCGATATTATTTCTTTTACCAAAGCACTTACTACATTTTCCCTGATACTCACATTTCCTCCTTTCTACACACTTATAAATTTTCTAATATATCTTTTTGAATTTTGAATCAAATCATTTATAACAATACCTGCATAACTGCACACATCAACAGCATCATCATGCAAAGCATTTGGAAATTTTAAAAGTTCCTCTTCAAGCTCAAAAAGTTTATCTAAATTTTTATTAAAATAAACTTTCCCATTTTCAAACATAACTGATATGTTCAAGGCCCTTGTCATTTTATCTGTATCGGCTTTCAACTCCTTTAAGGGCATTCCCTCTCTGTTCGCCTGCTGAATTATCCCAATACCGCTACTTTTGCTCTCAATAGCTTGAAATCTCAACTTATATCTGTTCCTAAATTCCTTAATCACATTCCATTGGTCAGGAACTTCTAATCTTTCAAGCATTAAATCAACTAAATACAAGTTCCATTCCCTGTCGCACATAAAAGTAGCGATTGCCGTATAATCACTATTTTTTCGAGTACTCATAGCGGTATCTATTGTTTGAAAATAAAAGCAATCTTTCACATTTACATTTTTATCAGAAGTTTTGATGAAGTCATTATCAATATAAAAATATTTAAAGTACTGCCGTTTAAAAAGTCCGCCGTCTTCAATTTGGGGCCTCTGCTGATAAAGTGCCGCAAATTCACGGCTACCTATCGCCTTTTTAATATTTTTAAGTTCTTTCAATCCGTACCGTTCTTCCCATAACGCCTCCCCAACATTTCTTCCTAAAATATCATTTTCTTCGGCAATCGCTGGAAGCACAATACTCTCAAAAACTTCTCCAGTACCGCTTTCCATCTCTTTAGAAATTCTACCGACCAAGTCATCCTCATGCCACCTGGTTTGAATAATTATAATCCCGCCACCAGGTGCCAATCTTGTCCGAATAGTTGACTGATACCAGGCCCAGACCTTGTCTCTTTGAAGTTTACTGTTAGCGTCTTCTCTATTCTTAAACGGATCATCAATAATCGTGATATGTGCCCCCTTACCTGTTGCACTTCCTCCAACACCTGTACTCACAACAGCACCACGATGTTCTGAAATTCCCCAGTTATCACCAGCACTCTTATCCCTGTCGATGATATTATTAAAAATCCCAGTCCCATTTTTACTGTGCTCCCTATAAGTATCTCTTGCTATTTTCCCAAAATCTCTAGCCAAATCCATTGAATAACTCGCAATTATAATCTCATAGTCAGGATTATTACCAATTATCCAAGCAGGAAATTTCTTCGTCATAGTTTCCGATTTAGAATGTCGCGGCGGCATACAAATATAAAGTCTTGGACTTTTACCAGCTTTCACATCTTCCAAAAACTGCTGGGCCTTATCAGTCAAAAACTGTATATGCCTAGAATTTTTATATCTTCCATTCCCATCAAAAATAAGGAAATCTAGCAAATTCCGTCGTGAAAGCTCCTTAGTTGCTTCCAGCCGTATCATTTCCATCTTATCCACTCTTACCACCAGCTAACGCTCTTAACTCTTCGATAGTAAGTCCAGAAAAAGGATTAGTATTTAATTGTCCTGACAGCTGCATTTTCTCAATATATTCACCATCCATTTTATTCAAAATATCCAAAGCCTTTAACCTGTCTTGTATTTTCTCTTTTCCATTTTTAATGACTTCCGTCAAAAATTCTCTTCTTTCAATAGCAGTCATTATCCTACTAGTTTTAGTTTTTTCTCGTAATTCTTTTATATATCCCACCAATGTCGTATTTCGTAGTAATTTAGGTGTATTCTGTCTTGCATATCTTTCTTTATATCCAGCTTTTATTGCGGATTCAGTAGCATTTCCACTAGCTACATAATATTCACAAAAAGCCTTCTGCCTTGCATTTAATTTCAATGCTACTACCTCCTCAAAAATAAAAATAAAAATAAAAATACCTTGCAATCCTAAGCGGCTGCCGAATCACAAGATGATATACTAAAAGTATTTATAAAAAAAGACAGCTTTTAAACTGTCTTAATTTCTAATATAGCTGATCAAATTCATCGGTCACTAATATTGATTATCAATTCCTAAAAATTCCAATATAACATATTATATCATATAAATGGGATATGTAAATACCACCTTTGGGACACCAATGGGACATTTTTGTCAAGTCCCTAGTCTAACAGGAGTTCAGGAAATAAACTGTATTGTAATTTTTTTACCAGTCTTGTTCTATTTCTTCCTATAGTTTTTCTATCTACATCAAAATCTTCAGCTATTCCATCAATAGTCCACTCCTTAAAATACCTAAGAATTATAATATCATAATACCCATCGTTTTTGATTCCTTCCAAAGCATTATCTACTCTGATAATTCTTTTTTCAACTTTTGCATTCTCGGACTTTAAATGTTCTATCCGTTCTAATTCCAACTCTGGAAGCCCTTCATACTTTTTTAACCCCCCTTGAACACTTTCAACAGGTTTTATCTTTTTTATTTTTCCTAATCCATTCTTTAGTATCTCGTTTATACGTTCGTTATTCTTTTCAATAATCCTTTTATAATTTGGATAAGCTCGAAGCATTGCTTCAGTTTCTTTATATTTATCTGTTTTACTTATTTGTATTAATCTTTCTGCGACTCTATCCGCAATTTTTTCTATATCTTTTTCATTCATATATTTTTTTATTCTTCCTTTCCACTGAATTTCTAGTACATTTTAATAAACATTCTATTAAACATCCCTTTTTTTGATTTCTCAAACAGCATTAACAAAGTTTCATCTGAAAAATTTTTATAATTAAAATTAAATCCATACACTTCTATTCTTTTATGCACATTCAATCTCTGCCTCATATCAACTTCCCATTTTAGCCATTTTTCTAATTCTTTTTTACTCTTCTTTCTAACTATTACACCATTTCCATTTTCACTGTAAATAATCACTTGTTTCAATCTTGTCTTCTCCTTCAATAATTTCTTTTAACTTCGGTTCTTCAAACAGTTCACTTTTAGCAATCTTACCTTTTTTTGCTCCTTTCGTGTAATAAACAGGTTGTCCATTCTTATCTAATTTCGTCATATTAGAACGATGAACTTCTTTAAATGCTGTAAGAAATATCCCATTGAAATTATTCTTCTCAATTTTGTCGCATATCTCTGCCAATTCTGAATCCGCTGAATCAAAATATAGTATTCTCGCAACAAGATCGACATTTCCTTTACATCGCTCCAATAATGTTCCTATATACACATAAGCCATATCCGCAACTGCATCCAGTTTTCCTACTGTATCATTTTCTATTTCGGCTTTCATGTACTCTGTTTTCTCTTCCATAAGCAGTAAATCTCTTAAATGCTCCCTCTCTTCCGTCATATCCTTATTTAAAAATTCTTCCTGCTTGAAAGCCAAATAAAATTCCTTGACCATTTTAGCCATCATTTCCCACTGTTCCATCTATTTCTCCTCTTCTTTTTTATATTTTTCAATTCTTGCCTTCAGACTTTGTAAAAGTTCTTCCTGAACATCTCCTTTGCTCTGCAAGGCTTTCATTACATCCTCGTCCCTTGTGTCCTGTGTTACAAGGTGGTGGATTATAACCTTTTCCTTCTGCCCCTGCCTGTGAAGCCTTTTATTCGCCTGCTGGTAAAGTTCAAGGCTCCAGTTAAGCCCAAACCATATCACATGGTTTCCGCCGTCCTGAAGGTTTAAGCCGTATGCCGCACTTGCCGGATGTGCCAGAAGTATGTCGATTTTCCCACTGTTCCAGTCTTTTTCATCCTCAGGGGTTTTAAGCTGTCTTACTCTTAAT